TACCATATTTTTCACCTGTTGCTTCAGCAAAACCCTCTTCCATAGTTGCTCCACCACCAGTCATACGTTCTCGTTCCATACCTGTAACACTTTGATCTACATATTTACCTTTAACACCGGTTTCTGTTATTCTTTCATCAGCTTCCCTAGATGCTTTTGTTTCTAATTTTAATTTGTCTTTAATAAAACCAGGTAATGGTAATGCATCAATTGCACCATTAATAGATGTTTTAATTCTATCTACAATACTTGAAAAGAAATTACCTATACCAGCAAACGTGTCTTTTACTGCTTGTACTGCGCCATCCCATAAATTTGTAAAAAATGTTTTAACGTTCTCTATAAAGTTATTAATAGGTTCATAGATGTATTCCGCCAACATTTGATCGCCTGTTCCACCTGGTTTGATAAAATCATATACAGCAATAAATGGTGCTTTGATACCATTTAATATGTCAGTAAAGAATTGTTTTATACTTGCACCTATTTCATCTGTACTCGTACCAATAAAGTTTAAGAAAAAGTCTGCAATACCTTTTGCTCCTAAAAGTATTCCTTTAAATATTTTTTTAAATCCTTCTACAAAATCACCTTGAAATATGGATATTAATCCATCAATTGCTGTACCAATACCTTCAAACACTGTAGGTATTGATTTTCCAAATCCTTCATAAACTTTTGTTATAAATGGTTTTAAAACTTTATTCCAAAAATCTATTATAGGAGGTAAAATTTTTTCTTTAAAAGCTATTATAATTGTTTTTAGATTTTCTGTAACCATAGGTAATTGATCTTTTAAAGCAAAGAAAGTAGCACCTAACGCTAACAATATACCTTTAGGACCAAATAAACCACCAATACTAGAACCAAAACTTTTAATACCAGTACCTGCTTTTCCCATTAGGTCTTTTAGTTTACCTATTTTGTCTTTGAATGCATCTGTAAATAATCCCTCACCACCTTTTGATTCTAAAGCAGTTTCACCAGATACATCTTTTGCTTGTCGTATCTGTTCTTCTTTTACGTCTGCCTGTTGTTCTAATGCTTGTGATTGTTCAGATGTGTTTTGTTCTATTCGTTGTAATACTTCTTGGTTTGCTTTGATACCATATAGTATTCCTACTAACGTAGATGATTGGTCAACGTTTTCTATATAATCTAATTTTTGTGTTTGGGCAAGTGCAACAACAGGTTCACCAACAACCTGTTGCATAGACTGTACTGTTTCGACTGCTGCTGCGTTCTCTGCCATTATTTTTTATCCGATTTTGCTCTACTACCTGTGTATAAACCAAACCATGCTGCGCCGGCACCAACAACAATTGATACTAAACCAGATTGTTCCATTGTAGGCGCTGATAAGTTCATATACCAGATTACTACTTTGTATAATAGATAAATGTAAGTTGATATGAATACTCTTGGAAATATTCTCCAACTATCAACTGCTCTTGCTAGATGTATTAGTTTCGCATATGGATTTACACCTAAATCTTTAATTGAAGTGTCAACTTCTAAATCAACACTAATCTTTTGTTTTGGTTCTGCGACCTTGATTTCTTCCATTACCTGTGTGCCTCTCTCTTTTTTCTCTCGTTTTCTTCTTTAATGTAATTAATCAACAATGTTACGTATATTTCCCTCTCCCACGGTAACATATTCTCTAGTTCACTTAAAGAATATTTATGATGTTGCATCAAAGCAAAATTAACTTGAAAATAGTTTTCCAAGTTATCGTGTGAGAGGCCTATACGAAAAAATTTTGTAGCCCTCTCAATACTACTTTCCCTTTTACTTTTGTATTAGGGTTCTCTACTTCTACCTCGTGTATCAATGCAGGTATAGTATTGAAGAAGTTTTGAATATCCTTAAAGTTTTGTGATGATAATGATTCTAGGAATTTATCCATTTCATCATCTGTATAATCACTAGCATTAAAAACTTTCTCACCTTCAAATATTTGATGAATACATTTTCTAATTGTTTTAAACAACTCTGTTGTTTTTAATTGTTTAGGATCAACTGATATATCAACACTATCAAGTGTAGGATATTTCATTATTAATCCAATATTCTTTTCTTTATCTAACACAATTTTATTTGTGTGTGCATCATCTACCTGTACTTCGATTTTTGATAAATCTACATCTACAGGTACATAAGTCTTTTTGTCGTCTGGACATAACACTTTAACTTTAGCAACTTCACCAACTGACTTTGATCTTATTTGTAAAAATATATACTCTAAATCAAATGTTGGTAAGTTATTAACGTCAAGTTGTCCGAAAGTACAAGCACTAACAATATCTTTTAATGCCTGTATAACTTGTTTTATTTCTTCAGATTCTAATGCTTGTAATAATACCTTTTCTTCTTTTACTAAAAATGGTCTATACTTCACATTCACATCAGAAGATGGCAACAATAGTTCGTAAGTTGCCGTATTAAGTGTCGGTAATGACATAATATATCTCCTTATTTAAAATTATAAAAACGGTGGGAATACTCTTCCGCCCGTTATTCGTCCAGTAGGTAAATTTCTTCTAGTTTGATTTATCACATCTCTACCTACTCGTTTCAATTCAGGTGGCAACTTATTCAAAATACCACCGAATACTCCAAATTCGTTTGATAATCTAATTTCTGGTGTTTTACCAAATGATGAACCAATAGTTGCATTGCCTATTTGGTCTAAAGTTAGATTTCTCCAATATCTATACGCCAATGTGATTGGCACTTTTACAATATCATCTGCGCCATAACTATATTCAATTGAACCTATTGTTTTAGGATATACTTCATATAATCTGACACCATATGTAATTCTATCTCTATCTGCACCAGTTGTTGATTGACCTAATTGGTATATATCTATCTCTGATGTATATTCGTCATAGTAATTTAAATTGTGTGTATTGATATTAAATATTAATTTTTGCCAAGTTTCAAAAAATGCTCTTTGTCTTAAAAACTTGTCCCCATAAAATGATGCATCAATGGTACCAGGGAAAGTATATGCATATGGCATTTCTCTCTTTGGACCATAAATTTGATGAGCCTCTGACGCAACATTCCTAGATGGCATTGATACACTATCACACATCATACCAACATTTCTAGCAATTTCTTGTCCACCCATAGAATTTATACCTGAAGTAAAAGAACCACCTTCACCTCCTGTATCACCTGGACTTGGAATATTATCTATTTTTAATTTATTAGGTATGAATATTCTAACAAGGTATCTTGTAGGTCTAGCAAATCCTTCTCCTTGAGCAATATTTGCAACAAATCTACCTATTGTAGATTCTGGATTACCTTGTCTTTGTCTTAATCTTGCGTCACCTTGTACGTTATCAAGTGACCTATCTCTTGGTAGACCAACTCTTATATCGTAATTACCAATTCTTCTTCCGCCTCTTAATATCGCCATTAGTATGGACTTCCTTTCTTAAATTGCTGTACAGGTAACATTACTGCCAACGCTGCTTCATCAAAATCAACTCTTAAAAAATTAGACATAACGTGGTTATACAAATATTTCTTAATCGTTGTTTTCGCAATACCTATATTTTTAACTCCGTCATAGGTTGCATCAATTCTTGTATTTTTATTCATTCCACCAGACGCAAATCTTTGTAATCTATCTAATAGACTTACTCTTTGTAATGGTCTTAAATAGTGAAAGTTCATTCCCATAAATCCACCTGGAATTGTTTGTAAAGGTAACACCAGTGGAAATCTATCATAATAAGGTAATACTTGTTTATATTTAGGGTCATAGAAGAACATATTTAATCTTCCTCTACTTGGAATACCGTTTAATTTACCACTATTCATTAGTTTTCTAGCAGTTATTCTGTCACCTAAATCGGCAACAGTTTTTCTATACCAGTTGGCACTCTTACGAATACCGCCTTGTGCGTCTTTTAGTGGGTCTAATATTGAAATAGCCATTACGCTAATATTTATAATAAAAAAGGCGGCCTTTCAGCCGCCCTTTCAAGTTTTATGAAGCGAGAGAGAATTACTCCTCTTCTGCTAATTTACTAAAGTAAGATAACGTATCGTCATCATCGCTAGCAGAAGTCGAAGCGACTTCATTACTTTTCACACTACCATTTGATTGAGGTGGGAGGTCTACTTTATCAGCGGTAGTTGTGCTTCTTACACCCGTAATTGTCCTATTCAGTTTCTCTTTGAGTTCATCATAGGTTTTGAAATTACTAGGGTCTAGGAAAGGTTTTAGAGCGTGTTGTTGTTTCCAAATTGATTTGATTTTTTCATCATCTTCAGCAACTGGTGACACAGCCTCAAACTCGGACTTATCATAGTTCCAATAACCATCAACTTTTCTAATCTTCAATTTGAAGTTAGCGCCTTTCCAAAAGTCAAAAGGATTGACTGGTTTCTCATCTTCAAACGCCGGTTGCATAGCTTCTGTAATCTTATCAAATATCTTTTTACCAAATTTGAATAAGAACACCTTACCTTCGTTCTCTGGATGCTTTGGATCTGATTGTATTAATACATTTGCGTAGTAAGATAATTTTCTTTTTCTCTTTCTAGCAATCTCTTTATCACTATCAAGTCCTGTATTCCATAATCTAGTATTTTCTTCTGACACAGGGTCTTTCTGACCAAGTGTTGTTAAAGAGTTCTCAATATACCAACCACCAACATCTTGGAATGCGTGTGACCATACTCTTTGCCAAGGTAAATCTTCACCTTCTACTGCAGGTAAAAATCTAATGACAGCATAAC